CATACTGCGCGGTCAACTTCAGCAATTCCCGCTGCTTCTGCTCTTCCTTGGACAAATACTTGTCGCGTTCCTGCAGCAAGGCAATGCCGGCCTTTTCCTGCTCGTTGGCCCTGGCCTTGGCGGCGGCAGCATCGTCTTGCGCTTTCACCTGCGCCTTGAGCGCGGCCAGTTCGGCATCCTGTTCAGTAGTGCGATGCGCCGTGAAGAAGCCGCGCCCCTGGGCGGTTTCCAGTTCCTTGATGCGATCCTGCAAGGTCTGCTTGCGCCCGACGCCGAGCATCGCATCCCATGCGGATTTCGCCTCGCTGGCAACGCCCTTCCACAACTTTTCGATGTAGCCAAGGTTCTGTTCGATCTCTCCGGCGCGGCTGGTCAGCGCGTCCGCATAAGCCTTTTGCGCCAGCGCCGCCGCTTCCACCGTCATGCCCTGTTCTTCCAGCGCCTTGATCTGCCGGAAGATGGATTCAGTAAGATGATTCGTCGTCTCGTTGAGCTTGAGCGAGGCGGCAACAGGCGCTTTGCCGAGTTCGGCGAACTGATCGACGGTTTCCTTCACAGCAACGCCGGCCACTTTCTGCATGCGCAGCGCGGCATCGGCAACGAGCTTGATGTTCTCGCCGGAAATCTTGCCGGTGCCGGCGGCAAGCGCGAGGGCTTCGGCGGCAGCGCCCTGCGTAGCCGCGCCGGTAGCCTTGATCTGCGACGCCATGCCGGCCAGGGCATTGGCAGACGTGCCGGCGGCATTGCCGGTGAGTATCAGTGATTTGGCGTAGGCGTCCGCCTCTTTGCTGCCCTGGTAATAGGCCACGGCCAGGCCGCCAGCGGCGGCGGTCAACAGGGTATAGGGGTTGATGAGGCGGACAAGATAGCCGCCCATAGCCTTGGCCGCATTGCCGACGCCGCCAAACATGTCCTTCAGTTGCCCGCCCTGCTGCAGCAGAACGGTAAGCGGACGCTGGCCGGATGCGAGGGAAGTGAATATGTCGGTGAATTGCGCCGGCACGCCACGCATGGCGAAGGCCATTTCCTTGGCGGACAGGCCGGTGCGGGCGTTGGCGCGGGCAAGGGCTTCGGCCTGCTGTTCGGCCAAGCGCAGGTCGCCGATCAGCCCGCGAAACTTGGCCGGATCGTAGCCGCGAATGCTGATGAGTTCTTCAAACTTTGCAGACCCGCCTTGTCCGAGGGAGCGCATTTCCGCCGTGGTGCGCTGGATGGCGCTGGCGATGCTGCGTTCGGCGCGCGTGAACTTCTCCGCCGCCTGTTCGCCGGCCTTGCCAGCGGCATCCATCCCCTGCCCAGCCTGCGCGCCGGCCTGCTGCACCTTCTGCGCCATCTGCGCGGCGGCATCGCCGACAGAGGCAATTTCCCGGCGTGCGTCTCCCGCGTTCGCTTCAATCTCAAGCTGGAGCTTGTGGTTATCGCTCATCGCGTTCAGTCCTGGCGCATAGTCTCAAGCGCGGCGATTTCCATTACGCGGATGTCCTCAAATACTTGCCACCAGTCTTCATTCTTGTACCCCTTGCGGTCGATCAGTTCAAAAACACTCTGGTAGATCAAGCCGGTTCTGCCACCCATCCCGGCGTGCCATTGCGTCATGAGTTGAGAAAAGATTTCATGCGCCGGCCAGTTTTCGGGCCAGACTTCCAGAACGGCGGCGTTGTAGTAACCGCCAAGATCGAAACCGCCGGCCCGGCTGCCTTCCTTCTTGAGCGCATACAAGCCGGCGGCAGCCGCCTTCAGTTTCCCAGGCGACCCTCCAGCGCGGCGCTGCGGTACTTGTCCATGATTGCGGAAGCCGCAGCGGGCAACTCGTCGGCCAACTGGCGCAACGATTCAAGGGACAAGTCAACGTCCAGGTTCCACGCCGCGATGCACTTATGCAGGTAATCGGCGTTTTTGTCCCGCGTCTTCTCCATCAAATCTTTCATGGAGAATTCCTCGCCCTCGGCGCGCGGCGTCTGCCCGGCTTCCTTGTAGAGCGCGTCAATCAGTTCGCCGAATTCGCTGCGCGTTCGGTATTGATAGGTGATTTCGATGGTGCCGTCGCCGCCTTCCGGCATGGGAAAAGTGACGACAATAGGCTTGAACGTCTTCGGCCGTTGGCCGAGCTTGATGGTTGCCATTGATGGATTCCTCGCTTTTGATTCCTCGCTTGAAGGGGCGGGCCGGCGGCGCGAACGAGGAGCGCGCATTTCGGGCGTTGCCCTAGCCGGCCCGCTTGAACGCTTACGCTTCGTAGCTGATGGCGCGGCCGAGCAGCGAGATCGCCGCCGAAACCGTGTTGGCCTGGTTGACGTTCAGGCTCGGCGCTTCGGACACGCTCATGTAGCCATAGCCGTAGGTGACAGAGCCGCCGGACAGAACCATCTTGAAAGCCACCTTGGTCAAAGCGCGGCTGATGCCCAACATGGTTTTGTAGTTGGCGTTGGCCGGGTCATGGCCGAGCGTCAGCGAGATGCTGGTCGGGTTGAAGCCGGTCGGGACGTTGATGCTGTTGCGCCGGGCAATCGGGGAGATCGTGGTGAAGCGCGCATCGCCGCCCTGCGTGGCGATGGTCAATACCTGCGGTATCTCCGTCCACCCGCTGATCTTCTGCGCCGTGCCGGTGCCGGTGCCCGCGGCGTAAAAGTTGGTATCGACGGAATTCAGCCCTTCGATCTCGAACGTGTCGGCGGTCAGTTGATCGACCTGAAACACGGTATCGGTGGCGTCTTCCCAGCCGGACGACAACAGGATTTCGTCCAGGTCGGAATAGCCGTGGGCAACAGAGGTGGCGACGGCCGGATCGGCATTCGTCAGCGCCGTGATGGTCTTGGCGCTGGCAAACGTGGTGGAAAAGTAAAACTTGGAGCCTTCGGGGAAGAAGTAGCTCATTGCGGGTCTCCTAAAGAAAAAAACCCGCTTGCGGCGGGCGAAAAAAAAACCGCCCGAAGGCGGTTGCTTGCTCTCAGCCCGGCCTAGCGGCTAGACCAGATTGAAAAGTCCTGCATCGTCCCGTACCTGTCCAGGTCGGGTTCGTGGTTCGCTATCGGCGCACCTTCCGGCTTGCAGGCGAAGGCCGTCGATGTGGTGAGGGCAGATTCAACTTGCAGGGCAAGCGCGGCGGCGGCCATGCGCGTGTCGGCCCAGCAATTCACTTGAAATAGTCCGTTCTGCTTGTCCGGTACGGCGCGGTCAATCGGCCTGATGACGCGCCCGCCGACCTGCTGGTAGGTGATATAGGGGCGCGCGGTCCCCCACGGCGCCACGTCGGGAAAGACGCGGTTTCCCACCAGCGCCTTCAGGGCGTCGAAGATGTCCGCTTCGACCGTCATACATACCCCCGCGCCTTAATCGGCCCTTCATTCAGGTAGCGCATCAGTTCGGTTTCCATCGCGGCAACAGCATCGGGAAACTTGGCCATCGCCGGACGGACAAACGGACGGGCGGCGACATGGCGCGGCTGGGCGAGCGGCTTTTTCTTGTTCGTGCGCCACTTTCCATCCTTGCCCTTGTACGTCTGATAACGCTGCACATGCCCGTACTCGACAAGATGCCCATGCGGCGCCTTGATGTGATTCCAACTGACGTGATAGGTGGCAAATCCCTTCCCGCTCTTGTCCTTGGAATAGACCTGATAGATGCTCCTGGACAGATTGCCGGAGACGACGCCGATGCGCGAAACATTCAGTTTCACGGCGTCATAGAGCACCTGGGCACCGGCCTGCGCCGCCGGCCGAACGGCCGCTTCTACATCGGTGGCGAGGGCGTCGAGCATGCGGCGGAAATCGGCTATCGACTTTTCCGGCGCGCGTAGGCCTATGGTGTTTTTCCCTCGGCTCACTTCACCACCTCGCACACAAGGTCAACGTGCGTCTTGCGGGTTTCGTCCGGCAGCACCGCCTTGATGTCGAAGGCGGTAGAACCGTGCAGTACGCGCATGCCCGCCGTGACATCCGTTCTGCGACGGATGCGGATGCTGGCCTTGGCAACAGACACGTCGGCATCGCCCTTGATGGATTCCGCCCCGGTGTTGTAGCGGATGTTCGCCCACAGCGTCGCCACCGCGCTCCATGTCTGCACCGGCTGGCCGATGGCGTCCTGCCCGGCGGCGAGCTGCTGGATGGTGATGCGCTGGTTGAGGCGTCCGGCTTGCATGTCAGATCAGGTTCACGCGGTACGGCTCGATGAGCGAGTCGACAAATTCCAGCTTGGCGAAATTACCCTGCGCAACCGCTTCACGGCATGAATACCAGTGCCCGATTTGCAGCAGCATCCATTGCTTGATTTCCTGCGGCACGGCGGCGGCATTGCCGAAACCACAGGTGAATTCGATAGCGACGGCTTCCGCGTTGTCCCGCGTCGCCGGCCAGGTCTTGTCATAGGCCGGGGCAATCATGCCGAGAATGCCGCTCTTGAAAACGTCGTATTCGGTGCCGGCAAGCACTTGATCCGCGCCGTTTTCATCGATGTAATTGACGACGTCCACGCTCACCAGTTGCGGCAGCGGAAGGATGATTTCGGCGACGGGGAAGGCGTCCAGGGTATAGACCCACTCCTGCGTGACGAGCGCCCGCCCGGTGTGCTGCTCCGCCATGCGGCGCGCGGCAATGATGAGCGCGGTAATCAGCGTGTCATCATCGCTTACGTCAACGCGCAAGTGCAGTTTCGCTTCCGATAGCGTTACCGGCTCCGTTGCCGGCGCGGTGGCGAGCGACAGGCCCATCTCAGGCGCGCGCCGCTTTCACGGCATCCGCGTTGTCATCGGC